GTTGACCATCCAGGGTCTCAAGGTCATGAGCGTTTCGCCAACTTGTCCGACGCCCTTGAGACTGGTATGTTGGCCGGCCCCGTTCTTCTTCGCACGAAGGTCCAGAGCCCAGTTGCTCTTGGGTATGATCCTGCCGCTGGAATCAATTCGGTGGCTGCTTGGAATGAGCTCACGATTGGGCCGACAGACCCCTCTTTGGAGTACCGCGAGAGCTGCGGATTCGAGGTAGTGAGCCTGGCGACGCGGTTACCAATTGGTGAGCTCTGGGCACATGTGGTCGACATGTACCCCGCGAAGCAGCTGCTGGAATGGCTGCGCGACGGTACGACGGTCGTCTGGTTCGAGACGGTCGGCGTCACTCTGAACCTTAAGTTCAACATCAAGGGACTGACGTCCATGAAGGTTACGGAGTTCGGGTGCGCACGACGAGGCAGCATGGTCGTGAACGTGCGTTATGATCCAGTGAAGAAGCACTGGTCCTACGTCACGGCGTCAACGGACGTTCCTCCTCGCCGCCTAGGTTGCTTGCCTAAAGATCTGAAGGTCATGGCGTACTCCGAGGAGCAATGCTACCCCGTTGGGGAGTTTGGCGACTTTTTGCGACGCATGGATCGGTTCCGTGACTCTCACGGTGACGCAATCGCCGGGGTTTGGGCCCCTCTTGACGTCTGCGGGAACGGGTCTGGAGCGGATGAACTGGCCAAAGCCTTTGAGTCGGGCGAATATGGCCTAATGCGACGCATGGAGGGAGTGACTATTGCCAAGGGCACGGCCCGTCGTCTCCGAGCGGCCACTGAGAAACAATACACCAAGCGCATTTACGTGCGTTTGGTCATGGGTTTCGCTGGTTGCTCTAAGTCTCGACCCGTCCAGGAATTCTTGATGCAGGAGGCCAACAGCGCCCGTAAAGGGATGTTCAAGATGGGCTTCCCCCGCGCGTTTTTGCGACAGGAGTGGAAAGAGACTATGCGCAGCGCTGACATACCGAGCTACTTGTTCAACACGTTCGAGATGAGTTTGCTCCGGATGGGTCGCATGGCCGTCATGGATGAAGGTTCGTTATGGGCTCCCGGTTCCACTGCGTTGGCCGCGCTGAGTTCCTGCACGACACATTTCTTGTGGCTAGGCTGTCCGGGTCAAGCCCCTCATCACGACCCCAAGGCGGACTCCTTGTTGAATAATTTCCAACCGGAGCTCATGCGGTTGGCCACCCTGGTGAGCAGCAATTGGAAGGGTTACTCACATACGCTACCGCAGAGCATCGCTCGGGTGCTGGGTGTGCCCAGCTCGAACCCCGTGGAGGGCCGGTTGCTGGTCATGCGCGGTTTGAAGCCTTCTTTGCCGGTCATTTGTGCAAAGGACGACACGGTGAAGGCTTTGCGGTCTCTGGGCTATCAAGCCTACACACCTGGCACGGCTCAGGGGCGTCGTTGGCCGCGCGTGCAGCTGCTAATCGACGC